GTGCGAGTTAGGGTGGCCGCTTTCTTGGTCATCAAATTTATAATAACTTTTCTGAGGTCCTCAAGTCCATTGAACGAAGAGTCATTGTCAATGCCTGCACCTCGGGACCCATATAGCAAGAGGACCGTATCAATTCTGTCAACCAAGTACTGCAGAATAGTAAGTGCCTCATCTCGGCTGGCGAAGTCTATCCTAATCAGAATCCTGCAGGCCATCTGCAACATCATAAGTAAGGTAAAGTCAGTCACTGCCAGTCGGTTCTCAGCTTGTTCGGTGGTAGCAGTAGCAGAGAACACCCCAGAGTCAGTCTCGTCAAAGTCGCAACCATCGGCCAAACTGAACACCATTGAGGTTCCCAGTTTCTCTGGTATGCTTGTCCCATCAAGGGTCTCAACATTGCCTCTTACCACGCCCGAACAACCGCCGACGACACCGCCGACGACCGCCTTCTTTGCCATTCCTCCTATCTCTTTGAAGCTCTCAGCTGAATCTTTTATCAAGCCCACCATTCGACAGGGCAGACTCAAAAAGAAACCTACTAAGTTGAGGGCCGCGTTTATTATTCCCAGTGCCGCGCTCAAGGTTGAGCTATAAGTTCCCATCACGGTATTGACCACTCGCATTATTTTGGAGAGAGCTCCTACCACATCCGCGGCAAGTTGATTAACAAAAGACCCACCAGTGGCCATGCGTCGGAGGGCCTCATCTATTGCACTGGCGGTCACCTCCTCAGCTATTTCGTCTACCTCAGTGTTATAGTCTCGGGCATCTTGCAACAGGGAAGGTTTATAATACTGAGCGAAGGTTATAGTAAATGAGGCAATCCCTCCTTCCTCCGAACGCTCAATCCAGCGGGCCTTATCTATTACCACTACATCAAGAACTCCATGATAAGGGTGAACCAATGCCCCTGGGCCCGGTTCTTTCAATGCAAGTATAAGTTCGTCCCTCGCCTCGTGATGGTTGAAGTCATTCATGTAGTTGCTAATAACATAACCCTGCACCGTGAACTCATCAATAGAAGGCCCAAGGTCGGATACATAGGTTCCATCTTTCCATTCTGAGATATGAACTCTCCGACCGACCTTGCTATCAGCTTCCTTAATAAAGAACTCGGCCCCTCTGAATGAGGCTATTTCAAAAATATCATCACGGTAACTCATCTTACTCCTCCGGTAATGGAATGTCAATTATTCGACCCGTGTCGGTCTGGGTTCTTACTGTCGCATGAATACGAGGGCCCCTACCAGTGACCGACTTATCAACTATCTTTGTCAGCTCCGCGGCAAAGCCTGGAACGGGTTTGATGTCTAATGTCATATCAATTTTTGACTCCCAAGGACGCTGGCCGACCCCTCCGAAAGGTCCCTTCAATACTCCCCTGAGGTTCTTAGCTCCATGACTCCATCTTTCTCTCTGCCAAGCGGCGTTGACCAGCTTGGCACTCTTCGCATCAATAATTTTTTTCTGGACGTCACCGGGGGCAAGAGGGAAAAGAGGAGAATCAAACCATCCCTCTGCACCGGCCGGGCCTGCCGCTAACTTGTTAACCCCTCCTGTTAGGAACTTAAGAACAGCAACCATCCCAGTGCCACTAAAGAGGTCACCAAACGCTTGACCGACTCCCTTGACTGCAATGAATAACTTGTTCCATGCCTCGCCGGCCGCGTTGATACCATCGGTTTGTTGCTTGAAAGCAACCAAGGTGTCCTTGTTTAAATCGTACATCTCCTTGGTCTTCCGAGTATAAACATCCATCTGCTTTCCGGTAAAGGCCATTGCAAGACGAACCGCCCTCATGTTCGGGACCAGCTCGCCCATAGCATCAACATCTCCTTTGGTGTACTTATTCAGTAACTGCATGGTCCCGCCAAGGTCGAGGGTCCTAAGCATGGTGGTGGCACTTGAATATCCCAACTCGTCAACTGCTTTCTTCATTGCCTCAGATGGTTTTAGGAAGGACATCATGATGGCACTCAACTGAGTAACTATCCTGGCCGTGGTCGAGCCACCTCGAGTGAAGGTCGCCATCGTACCCCATAGGGACTCTTGACTAACTCCCAACCTCGCCGCTACTGGAACAACCATCGACATACTCTGGGCCAGGTCTGCAAAGGTGGTCTGGCCTAACTTGACTGCCTTGAACGCCATGTCCGAAGACTTCTGCATATCCTTTGCAGTTGAGTCGCCATACTCTTTGGTCATGATGGAAAGAAGGTTCAATGAATCAGTGGTAGAAGCAAGCCCAGCTCGGCCTGCTATGGCACTTACCCTTAGTTTCTCCATGGTGTCATCAGCATCACCAAACGCTGATACCACTTGATATAGACCGCCAGCTAAGTCATCGGTACTTACGCCCAGCTCGCCGGCCATATCTTTGGTCGCAACTTTAAGTTCACGTATTCTTTTAATATTATCAGGTATCAAGGTTGCAACATTGGCCATTGATTTATTGAAGTCTACTGATGACTTAATAGCTAACGCGGCCATTGCTGGTAGGGCGAGTTGCATTGGTATAATAGAGCTAAGGCCCTTGGCCAGACTCATCTGCATTACATGGATTCGTTTGCCCACGGTAGCCGCCATCATACCAAACCGTTTTAGACCGGCCGCGGCACGACTAAGAGGTACTCGTAGTCGCTTAAAGGCCAGAGCGGCACGCCGTAAAGGCTTGCTTACTCTATCGACCACTCTGAACAAAACACTTAGGTCGAATCTTCGTCCATCTGCCATCGTAGTTCCTCCTGCCCTGCTATAAAATTAACCCCTTCAAACCAGAACCACAACGCCTCCATGTCCATCTCCCAAAGTTCACTCGGTGGTATGTGGAAGGTGTTTGCTACTCTCCAGACGACCTCTCTCCAGTCTTCGGGGAGGCCCCCGGTAACAAACTTACTAACTCGTCAATGACCGTCGTCAGGTCATCAACATCAATTTCCTCTATCGATGAAAGAGGTAATCCAGATAGGCCAGCAAGGAACTCATACAATGTAGTTGGTGCCACATCCTTGCCCTTCCCATCAAAAAAACTTTTGGGTAAGAGCTTTAAATGTTTAGCCTTTACTCTCCCCAATTTTATCTCAAGTACGTTAACTACTCCCCCTCCTTCTGTCGGCACCGGAATGGGTTGAGTTAATTTAATTGTCCTTTCTTCCATAATGCTTTCCTCTTCCTTGTGTATTAGGTGGATTCAGTCCACGCAGGCCCCTTAAATACTAAAGGGGTCTCGCCAGTACCAGCGGTGATGCTCATGTTCTTCATACATGTAGCCCCGTCCATGGTATAGGTCTTACCGCCACCCGCGGCCCGAAATATAACAGTTCCCGTTTCGCGTATCTTGGCTATGTCACTTAAACTTATATCATCTCTATCAGTAATAGTGACCTCGCACGAAGCGAGGACCGGTTTCTCAACAAAGCCATGCAGGCCAGTGTCTCCCATTACCTCCTCAAGTTCAAAGTTAGGTTGACCAGACTCACCAATACCATTGGCAACGGCCCCTTCTTTGTTTAGCAACAGTTCACCGTTAACGAGAACCTCTACTCTACCTGTAATTCTGCCTCCCATAGGTTCCTCCTATAAAATAAATTGTATCAGCCCACCAAGTACTCTGAACTGATTTATTAAGTCAGGTGGCAACAGTACATCAACTCGGTTGACGTCTGTTGCGTTTCTTTCTACCCTCAAGTTCTCAATGAACTCCGCAAGGTTTTCAATCAGGCCCAGGTTCCTCAGCAAAGTAAAGAGAGCTATGGTTTCTGCCTTGACGGTCTTGGGCTGAGCAATCTTGCTACCAGGCTGAACTGGGAAGGTATCATCGGCCAGCTTGAACCTCGGTATAATAAACCTTGATGCCATCCTCGCTTTGTACTGGTAACGCACCTCACCCAGCGTTGCCAGGGTTTGGATATCAAGATAACTTGGGTCCGTTATGCCCAGTGCGTTTGTCTGATAGGTAGTGATACATCTTTCTATCAGAACGTTGCCTCCATTGTCAACCAAGAAAGTTGCAATACCATCATACAGCAAGATGTTTCGTTCGGCCTGATTGAACCGGTCTGCAATTGCAGGCGGTAATATTCCTTTCAGTTTTAAAGTATGCAGTGGTCTGGCCGGGTCTTGGTTCAGATTAAACGAAGCTTGTGCACCCAACGCCGCGGCCCATTCCTCGGGAGCGTTCGGTGGCTTGTTAACCGCTATGATGGTGTTGTGCGGACTGTTCCTTGAGTTACCAATAGTGGTGGCACTTCCCTGAGTCGCCTTCACTCCAGCAAAGCCATGACCTTGCAGGTCCTCGAGTGGTTTAAACCTATCTTCAAGTTCACCTTCAAGGGCCGTTAGGTTGGTCGCATCAATGTAAGGATTGACGATATAATGAAACTGTTCACCATCAATTACTGCCCATACATCATCCAGGTCGGGGTCTGTGGCCCCATCATCCATACTGACTATCATTGCACTTGCTGAAAAGCCAAGAGGTGCTGATTCGCCTGCATAGTAATTAG